ACACACTGACGGTTTTCGCAATAACCGTATCTAAAATGTTAACGGTTGGAAACCAACCAAGTTCCATGAGAGGTTCCACATTGGCACACAACTCATCGGGTTCATTAGGTGTGTCTTCCTTGATAGGGAGATGACCCATACCCATGGCATTGGCAAGATCTATAACAGAGGTCATCTGTCCTGTTCCTACATCTATTGTTCCTGTAAAACTACTAGGAATTAAAGTTGCAATCGCTCTCACAACATCCATGACATGAACCCAATCTCTTTTATGTCTTGTAATATATTTTGCAGTTCCTTGTTTCAACATTTCATATAACATATCATCTCTACTTCCTTCCTCTGCCCATACATTGAAGAACCTCATACCCACACTGTTAGGTGGAGCCTGTATCTCATTTACTTTCTTTGTTATGGCGTAGGGATTCTGCCACCAACTATATGCACCAGCAGAACTTGCATACAACAACCTAGTATTATACTTTCTGCAATAATCAAATATGGGTTTAGATTTTTCAACATTGTTCTCCCAGAATTTATCAGGATTATCTACACTATCTCTGAGTGCGGCGTAAGCTGCTAGATGAATTATAAGATCATAGTCTGCACATCCAACATCTACAAAGTTCTCTATATCATCTGGTCTGTCTAGTCCATCAACATCAAAGATGTCACTCAGAAAATCAAAGACATGACTGCCAATAAAACCTTTGTGTCCTGTTACTAATACTTTCATAATTAATGTAGGTTGTAGTCAAATGATATACTTAGACGTTCATCATCTGATTTAGATGCGGTAACGTAGTGTCTGAGGTGAGCAGGGAACATCAACAGCATACCTTGTTGTGGTGTAAATGTTTTCTGCCTACTATTCAGATCATCGAAACCAGTTACTTTTGGTTCTGTATTACTATCTATCCATGTATCCTGTGAGGATATAAAACATATATCTCCACTATTAGATGGCACCTTTGGATAAAATACTCCAGAAAATTGTGTATTGTTATGTTTGTGTTCGTGTATATAATTACCTTTCTCTTGTAAGTTAACCCATGAGTTTGTCCTTACTAAGGTATGAAACTCACAATCAATCTGTAATGTTTTAATAAAATTATATGCCTCCAAATCTATCCAATCTCCTATGAATTTTAATTCTGGATATGATAACACATCTAAACTTGCGTCAGTGGTCTTCCCATTCGGTTTATCATATACATTGTAGTCTTGCTTGAACTCTAATGTTCTAATAAAATCTATTGCAGATTCGAGAGAGAATATTGGATTAAAAATATTTTGATATACTGGAGTCGGAAAAAGAATATGAATCTCAGACATCTAATTGCCCATACTCTCCATATATTGTTTGTCATTTAAGCCTGCTGTCTGGACTTGAGTAAGACCTATATTTCCTTGATACCAACCAGTGCAAATATACTTATCGCCTGATGTGGGAGGATTACCCCTATGTAAATGTGTAAATCCGCCTGGCCATATTAATACATCACCTTTTTGAGGTTTAAATTTTCTTTTTTGATATAAAAATTCTGTCTCTCCACCTTCCTCTACGTCATTCAAATATACCATCCATGCCATAGTTCTAATATTATTATTATAATTAAGATTCTCAGCATGAAACATATGATAACCTTCTGTAGGTGCTGTCTTCTGCATCAAAACAACTGCACTAACATAATTGAAGTTGGTTAGATATGAAAACTCACTTATGTAATAATATAAACATCCATTTATGCCCTGCATTAAATCTTTTGCTTCTCCTGGCGAGAAAGCATCAAGACAAATTTGTTTGTCTTTTACATGTGTATATCTTCTACCTGTAACTTGCTCTGCCTTATCCATATAAGCGCATAGAAAATCACAAAAATTTGGGTCTATAGATTTAGGAAAGTATCCTATAAAATCTTCTATCTCATAGTATGGTTCTTGTTGCATTTTACCAATAACTTAAAGGGCATCGAGAAGCAGTAAACTTAACTTTGTTTACCATAAAACAACCACACTCTCTACAAACATGGCGACTTTCATCAAATCTATTACACTCTCTACATATATCTATTCTAGCTTTCTTTACCTCATCTGGAACTAATAGATATCCATTACTTACGAAACCTTTTAGAATATCATAAGCCGTCTTAGAGAAGTTTTTTGCCTTCTCTAAGTTGGATGGTTCATCATTTAGTTGCGACATGATCGTGAACGTAACATGGGACTCCAGCAGGATCTAACCATTTAGTATATTCAAAATCTTGGATAGCTGTTTTCATCTGCATCCAATTATCACACAGGTACATATCCTTGTAACCGTTGTGATTGTTCCACTTTTGAATACGATAGTCTGGTTGACCATTATCAAGTAAATCAGGCATCTTCACATACCTGTAAGGATCATTTTGGCGAATGACTTCAATCATAATAAAATTGTATATACTTTATTATACACAATTTATTATTCTAAGTCAAGCACCATCATCATGATTCCATAGATGTTCTATATCTTTTGCCTGCCCAGAATCAATTACAGGTTTCAAAACACTTTTATCTGGAACTAAAGCTATTTGACCATCAGGAGTATCTAACATAAAAGACTCTCCTGATTTTGCTTGGTCAACTATCTCATCAAAGTGTTCTTCCAAATAGGCAAGACTTATGATTTTCATGTCGGTCTTGATAAATCTTCCGATGCTCTATTTTCAGCCTCTATATGTCCTTTCTGTTGTCTCTTTCTTAAGAAAGCCAATACTTCTTCTGGTTCTGTCAAGATGTATGGTTCATCTTCCAAATTATCTCTGGTAGCTGCTCCGTCTGGTATCTCCTCTTCAACATAAGTCATCTGATTATTGTCTTCTAAAAGAAGGACATATCTCCAAGATCTTTTTCCATAACCCTTGTTATACATTTCAACAACCATCTGGCCTCCACTTAATCCGCCTTGTTGATCCAATCTATAAGAGAAAGCTCCACTTGCATCTGGTAGATACTTACAATTTTTAATTTTCATTTTCTTCCACCATGCATCCATCACCCAAGGCGATTCCATACAGACAAAATAGATCTCATCAATATGTGAAGCATCTAGTGGATTGCCAATGATAGTTGTGTCTTTAAAATGGTTGTATAGTTTGTCATAATCTTTAACCATCTTCTCATCTATTGGATTGAATGCTCCAACCAAACCTATGACGAGGACATCTCTACCTGCAAACTCCTCATGCGTAGATTTCTTAACAAGTTTTTTACCAGACTTGAAAAACAATTCAGCATTAGGTACTTGATTCATTTTACTATCAAAAAATTCTATGTGTATTATATATGTAAGACAAGTTCAAACTCTTTTAAGATTGTGGCGTTGGGATCTTGATCTTTTATATTACAATATTCCAACCATCTAAGAGTTGTTTTATCAGGTTCTTTCAAACCTCTGCCATACAATATGGTATTGACTCTATCTTCTAGAGTACAAAATAAATTGGCAATATATTCTGATCTTTCTCCTATTAGGTTTTGAATTTCTTGTCGTGTAACAGTTATTTGATACATTTGAAATTCAGTGCCATATATTGAGTGAAAAAGACCAGCAATTACTTCTTCCATAGGTCTGTCATATTGCCATAACATACCAGAAACTCTTAAGGAATGTGAAAGAAGATCGGAGTCTTGGTGTGGTATTTTATCCGTTCCTAGACTCTTCAAATATTCAGCATACTCAAGCATCAAAGTAGTCTTTTCTGTAGTATCTTCCCAGAACGTTGCTATTATAGTATGCAGGCTCTCCATTGTCAAGTGCTTCTGTTAAAACGTTGTTAACAAACAGTTGTCTAGTTTCTTCATAGTTGGTTTTCCCCAGAGTTGTATGGAGAGACAAGATCTCTCTGGAAAAATTGGATTTTCCAAACTCGGATACGTCGGCTTTGAGTTCTGGGGACGATCCATAATATTTCTTCCAGTCCGACTCGCTAGTAACCTTTCTTTTTCCTCCCTTAGGCTTACGTTTCTGTACAAAGTACTTTCTGCCGATGTACTTCTTACCTGTTGTCTTATTAGTAATGAGGTAGACGTAACCGAAGAAATCGCCAATGTCGTCAGAAGT